TTGCAAACCAGTTGACCTTGGCACTGATGCGAATGGTGGCTTTCCTCCAGCTCCTAAACTTGAGAATGGATTTGTGTTTTGACACCCATGACCAAAATGTCTTCTCGCTCCAGATGTTGTTTTTTCTAAAACATGAAAAAATCTGAAATCCCATGAGCCACTCATTGTGCTTTTTAGTGGCAAGATATTGTTGAAATCATCGCTGAAATCAGTGTTATTGCAAATGTTTTTTGTTCTTTGTTGATAACTTTGAAAAACATACTCTTTTTTCTTAAATGGATTTTTTGCTGTGCTTCCAGCTGGGACAGCTGAGGCTAAACCATAAGGTTGAGAAACATTGATGTTTTGAGATGTTGGATTGAAAGTGCTAAAGTTTACAGCTTCAATCCAGTCAATCGATACGTTTCCAGAGCTATCTGTTAGCTTTACTGGGACCAATGTGTTTGAAGTGTACCATGAGGACTCTGAAGCTGGTTTGGCTTGAATTGTCCAATTCATGTGCATATAAGTGCTTGAGATTGTTGCATTTGAGAAAGCTAGTCTCACTTGAATAAAAAAACCAGTGTAGTCTTTGGGGTCAACAAACTGACCAATATCAGTAAAGTTTTGAGCTAGTTGATGAGAGTTACTATTCAAAAAAGTTCTAGGATTTGCAGTGACCCCCTCTTGAAGTGGAAATTCAGTAAATAAATTCTCATTTGATATGCTTGGAAAAGTGGTCACAACTTTCTTATAAATTGGATATTCATCATAAATTGTGCCAGTAAGTTTTTTGATTTCTCCAGGGGTTGTTGGTCTTGATGTTTGAGTTGATAATTTATACCTTGCAAGACTATTATTTCCAACAAAATCAACTCTAGTTTGTTTGACTCCAGCTTTATTGTAAAGAGTTGAGTCAATATTGTCTGGAGTGCTATTTGTTCCAGTCTCACTTGTTCCATAGAGCCCTGGCTGTATTACATAAACAGTGCCACCCCAATAAAAAATCCTTGACCCAAAACATCTCATCATATTTTTAAGAGCATCATAACAATTCATTGCAACAAACTTTGAGCTAGTTTCCTCTCCAGTTGATGAGTTTTGCTTGTAAAATTGTTTTGCATTGATTGCAGTCAAAAAGAAAGTGTCATTGGATGCAATATCACTATTTGACATTTTTTCATTATACCAATTCGCTGAGATGCTGATGTTATAATCACTCAATCCACTGTTTGACAATGTTGAGTCTCCAATTCCAGCATATCCTAAAATCTCAGCAACATAAAAGCTCAATCGATGATAAGTGCCAGACCCCCAAGAACTGTCAGCATTAGTTGGGGTCGTTCCAGCTGGAATGTACGTTTCAGCTTCAGTAAATGGACCAGACCCAGCTGAGAAAGCATTAGGCACAAATGGAATCTCTTTTAATACTGAGAGCCCATCAACAGCTTTCAAAAGAATTGAGAATGGTCTTGAGACATCTTGGAGAGCTCCCAAATCTTGTAGCACATATCCTGACCAAAGAAGTTGAAAGGACCCCCCTACTTTTTGATTTATAATAATATAAATATCTCTCTCAGTATAAGTGGAACTTCTAAAAGAGTTTTGCCAAAATGTTTGGTCTGATGAACTATTAATGATGAACTCAAGCTCACATGAACTAGGCAAAATCTCATTGAACTTATCCTCCCCAGCACTGTCATATTTTATCACTGGACCAGATGGACCAATTTGAAAATCTTGATTTAAACTTCCAGAGATATTTCCATCCCAGATTTTAACTTCATACTCAATTCCATTAAGAGAATCAAAAGTTGTTTTATATCTAATGCCTCCCATCCTATGTGAATCTTGTTCTATTTAATAAAGCCAAATCAGTAGTCAAGAAAATGTCATTTCCTCTTAATTTACTAAACAATTCTCTCTCTTGACTCCCCCCTCCTATCATTGATTTTAAATCACTCAATGGAGCAATAACTTCAGGATTAACATTTGCTCCAGGATTATCCCCAACCATTGCAATCGTTGGACCAAAAGCCAAACCTCCCTCAGCTAATTTTGGAAGTGGGGTTGACCTAATTGCTGAAATTTGAGCAATTCCCAATCCCCCAACAACTGAAGCCATGATTGGTCCCAGTGGGACTCCTAATGTCAAAGCTTTTGTGACAGCTTGAGCAGTGTTGACAATAGCACCAATCAAAGCTGAAGCTTTGTCTCTTCTAGCTTGTTTCATTCTAAGAGCTTTCTCTTTTTCATCCAATTGGTCATTCATCTCCTCCTTTCTTGTTTGAGCAATCTCATCTAAGTTTGCAATTGCATTCTCTTTCGCTTCCTCACTCATGATAGTATCTTCAATCTTCTTAAGCTCTCCAGCATACCAATCATTGTAATCCTCCTCTCTTCTTGCTTTCTCATTGTCAAATAATCTTTGAGACTTTTGGTCCTGAGCATCTAACAAGCCACCAACAGCTGATGTGACTTGACTAACAACATTTAAAACTCCATCGACTGTCTTTTGTATTTGCTCAACCATTTTGTCATAAGTTGAAACAGTTTGATTTGCAATTTTTTCATTTAATTGTCTAAATTTTTCAGCAAATTTTTGTCTGATTAAGTCTTTCTCTTCCTCTGAGTGCTTTGTGTCTTCCACAGCCAACAGCTCATTTGCGAGTTGATTTTGCAGTCTTATTTTTGCTCTTTCATTTTCATCACTTGCTGTCAATTCAGCAAATTGTTGCTTGAGTTTTCTTATTCTTTCAAGTGCACTTTTTTCTTTTTTTTCTCTTTCATCTTCATCTCCATCATCATCTCCATCATCTCCAGTGCCCCCCCCTCCTAAATCTAAATCTCCACCGAGAAGATTTGACAAATCAATATTTCCAAGTTTATCTCCCAAATCATCAACACTTTCTCCAGCTTCATCAGAAGCATCAGCAATGTCAGCAACAGCTAACTCAACTTTTTTTAATGGAGGGATTTCAATGTTTACATATTTTCCAATCGAATTAAAAGAATCAATGACATTATTAGCAAAGTCCACAAAACCATTGTAAACTCTTCTAAAAAAATTCGTAAATGTGACAGCAGTGTCACTGGTCTTATCTCTTAATTGTTGAAATGCAACAACCAAACCAGCTATCAAGCCAATGATTAATCCTATTGGATTGAGCTTTGTGACTATGTTAAAAGCTTTCATTGCTATTGTTGCAAGTTTTTGAGCCACATTGTACTTTGTTATAAATTTAGTCAAAGCAACAACTCTCATAATCATCCCACCCATAAGAGAGATGGCTGGTCCAAGAATAGCAACCAAACCAGCAAACCTAACAATGTTTTGTTTTTGTGTATCTGATAAACTTCTAAAAAATTCAGTTAGTGAAATTAATTTTTCACTGATAAAAGTGACTACTGGAGCTAATGTATTTCCAAGCTGAACTGATGCAACCTTAATCCCATTGAGTGCTTTCTCCATTTGAAACGCTTCTTTCTCTGATGTTTGTTTGAAAGCATCATCAACAAAACCATGACTCTCTCTGACAGCATCAAGGTTGTTACCATAAGCCTCTGTTTGATTTCCTAAGACACCCAAAACAGCTTTTAAGGCTTGAGATTTTCCAAAGAATGAAGCAATTGCAACTCCATTTTCATCAAACCTTTGTTGTAAAGTTGTCAAAGTACCCATTAACCCCTCTTCTCCAACCATTGCTGTGACATCACTTGCTGACATACCAATTTTTTCTAGTGCCTCAGCTTGTTGCTTAGTTGGCTCAGCTTCAAGTTTTGCAAGAGTCATCAAGATGGCTGAGAGTCCATTTGTTGCTGATGTAGCATCCCCAGTCGTTTGAGTAAATGTTGAAATCAATGCTCCCACTTCATCAAAAGAAACACCAAGACTAGAAGCCAATCCAAGCTGTCTTCCTAAGACTTGAGAAAGCTCTTGACTGTCAAACATACCAGTTCGCACCATGACTCCAAATTTGTCAAGTGCCTCACTTGCTGAAATTGTTTCTTTTCCAAAAGCATTTTGAGCTGAAGCAACAACAACTGACAATGACTCCATATCTCCTAAGCCACTCGCTGAGCCCTTTGCAACAGCTTCTAAAGTTTCTAAAGCATTTGACCCCCTTAGACCAGCTGACTCAAGAAAATAAAGCCCATCAGCTAACTCAACTGGGCTTTTTGCTGTTTCTCCAGAAAGCTCTAAAACTTTCTCACTCATAACTTCAATCTCTTCAGTTGATTTCCCAACTAGAGTTTGAATTCGTGTCATTGATTTTTGGAAGTCTAAGGACATCTTAACTGATGCTCCTCCAGCTAGTGACAATGGGACAGTCAGATTTCTTGTTAGATTTCTCCCAGTTCTTTGAAGTTGCTTTCCAAATTTCGAGAATCTAGCTGAAGCACTTTTCAAGGCTTTGTTGAATTCAGCTGTCTTTGCCCCTAAGACTACATTTAATTTTGCATCACTCATTTTGCTCTTTTCTTTTTTCTGTTTTTTTCAATAAGCTCTAAACTCTCTTCATAAGTTTTAATCTCAGTCATATTTTCCTCCCAATCAAACTTGATTAGCTTTTGCTGTTCAACCCTCTTATTTCTTGGGAGATGAACATTTAAAAGATAGCAAGTCATCCATCTCGAACGAATCCAATCAGCCCTTTGTTTTGACTCTTCCACTTCAAACCATCCATCAAAAGCATTCCAAAAAACCCTTGGGGTCATATTGTAAAGCTCATCAAAATTGAGACCCAGTTTACCCAGCCCAATCTTTTCAATAAAATCAAAGTCAACTTCTATTTGTTCTTGGTCGCTTTTTTTTTATCTTTTTTATCTCCTCCAAGGTGCTCAGTGAAAATCTTCATTGCTCTATCAATGATGGTCATGTCACTGTCTAAGGCATCTCCCAAATCATCAATAGTAAAATCAAATTTTTCTTTAGAGCATCTGGCTCCATCTTCTAACCCACACCAAATCAAAATCATTGCAGTGTCCAGAGTCATGTTCTCTCCTAAGGCATCCAATTCACTGAGTTTAGTGTTTGTCTTTTTTGTAAATTTTCTCAAGCAATTGAAACCAAATTTAATTGCATAAGATTTGTCATTTATTTTTATATAATCATACATTTTGTCAGTTTTTTAAAAAAGAGTTTTGAGCCAAGAAAACTAGACAAGATAGTATTCTCAGCTCTCCACTCAAAATCATTTATGATTGTACATCTTCAGTTAGTTGACCAGTACCCTCAAAACTAGCTGAGAAAGTAATGTTATCCTCCATTGGAGCTGTCTTCTCAAGACTTGTGATGAAAGCTTTACCATGATAGTAAGTGTCTCCAGTGACTCCAGTTCCTATCTCTACATAGACAGCTGTCCTGGTCTTCAACATATTTAAAAGCTCATTATAGTTCTTAAGAGCATTTCCATCAGCATCTTTAACAGCATAAAGCCCCTCAACAGAAAGACTCCATGACATTTGAGCTTCTAATAGTTCTCTGAAACCAGATGAGCCTTTGTTTGAGATGTCTCTAGTGTCCATTGATATGCTCAAAGAAGCACTTGTTGACAAAGCCAAAGCATCATTTGTTGTGTGGTCTGTACCATATTTGAAAATCATGATAGTTCCATTCATTACATTATTTGTTGCCATTTTCTTTTATTTTTTTATTAGTTACTAATTTTTTTTCTTTTTTATCGTTTGATTCTAAATATCCTCTTTCCTCTAAACTCTTTTCGACATTTTCTGTAATTATTATCGTTGACCCTTTCTTCATGATTTCAAAACCATAATCAAGGTCTTTTTTAAGTATTCTTTTTTTGTGCATAATTTATTGATATTGTGGTTTGAATCTACATGAAAAAACCAATGAAACTTGATAAAAACCTTTAGTATTTACAGTCTCATTGAATTCAAATAGAGTCTCCATGTTAATTAAATCCATTGATTGAACTTCAATCCCTCCATAAGTACCTGACAGCCTATCATAAACAGCTCTCACATATTCAGCGAGATTTGCACTTCCTAGAGCTGTCCTAGAATAGCAGTTGAATTGTACATCAGCAGTGTCAAGAAAAGATTTTCCAGTTGTGTTTCCTGGAAATCCTTTTGTTGAATTAGGCTCAGTGTTCAATCTATAAAAAACAATATAATCTCTCACAGTTCCATCATCACTTGAATTGGCATTGTTAATCCCAAAAGTGAAATTAACACCTCCAAACCTAGCCTCTCCACTGGCTCTTGACATGATTGCTTTCTCTATCATTTTAATTCTAATTTATTTTTTTTTGCAGTTTTCTTTGTAAGTATTTTCAAGTTGTTCTCCATCAATTTTCCAGCTTGACTTCCTTTGTTTCTTAAAGCTGTTCCAACAAAAGGTTGAGCTTTTACAGTGTCAGTTCCAAATTGCACAAAGTGCATAAACCAACCCCCTTTCTCTGGCTTAGTCCAGACTCCAAATTTATATTTTGGACCAATGAGAAAATAAGGAGATTTCCTACCAGCTTTTGTTTGATAAGGAGCAATTGATTTTTTCAATTGTCCTGGCTTTATTTTAACATAGATTTTTCCCATCCCTTTTGGTGCTTTTAGTTTTCCACTAAGCTTGGGAGTTCTATATACGTTGAAAGATTGAGCTCCTTTTAATTTTGGAGCAATCGATTTCATCTCTTTGGAAATAATTTGAGCTGATGGTTTGAGCACCTCTTTTGAGATTTGTCTTTTATTTTTTCTCATATCAGCCCCCAAGTTCATCAAACTTAATTCAATTTGTCTTTGCATCTTCTTATCAAAATCTACTGTTATCATTCTTGTGGGAGCCCTCTGGCTTCTAGTTTAGTGATTAATTTTTTAAATGTGTTTCTCCCTGGCATGATTTGAGTTCCTACTATTGTGTAATATTGGGTATTAGCATCAACAACATCATCATTGATGGGATAAGCAATTCGATAGTTATCTCCAGCATTTATTTTCATTGCATTGTCACTGACATTTCTTATGATAAAATTCACAGTCTGATTTGCAAATGTTTTGTCCTCAGTTTCTTTCAAGCTTGTGTTTGTCCATTCAACATTTGCAAAAAAGAAATCCCAGTTTGAAAAGTTTTGAATAAAACCTCCCATTGCATCAAGGTCAGCAGTGTCCATCCTTTGAACTAAAATTCTTCTATCTAATGAGCCTATTGTTATCATATTCCAACAAATTCAGAAAGACCAAATGTTTGGACTTTGTGTTTATCTAAAAGAAACTTGACTGTCATTGGTATTTGAGAAACACTTCTCCCAACAATGACTGGCTGTCTATTTTCATAAAACTGACCAATCAAAAGATAACAAGCTTGTTTCAATATTTTGGGAGTCAATGATGTTTGAGAATCTAACAATCCAGCTTTGTAAGTGATTTCAATTGGAAATATTCTGTCAGCTAAGTCTGGAAAATCATCAACTGTATTGTCTGATGGATAGATTCTTGGAGGTCTAGAATTTTTGTCAACATCATAATTTGATGAAGCCCAAGTTTGTTGAACATTATTAACATCAAAATATTTAATTGATGAAACTGTTAGGCTGTCAACATGAATGATTGGACCTCTCAACAAATTAAATGTCTCATCCCAAGTGTCACATTGTTGGACTAATACTTGCTCATAAATTGCAACATTGCAATATTCCTCAATGAGCTCTTGAGCCAAATCAATGAGGTCATTAATGTAATTATCATCATTAGAAAAGTCAACTCTGAGATGAGTTTTTGCCTCAGCTAATGTCACTAATTTGAGCACTGATGGGGTCGAAATCTTCAAGCTTCTAGCCATTTTTTAATCTTTTTTTAATTTTTAAATTTTATTTTCTCCATATCTAGTGAAACGAAGTTCATAACTTTTTGATATCAACATACCTTAAAGGAGTGAAAGTCGTTTAAATCGCTTAAAAATGGTCTTAAAACGAATTCATTGTTTTTGTTGTAATAGCTAAAATTGGAGGGGAAATGAAACAAAAAATTGCTCATTTTCCCCATCAATTTTTATCCAAATTTCAATCTCCAATTGAGTTTATTATACTTCAATAAATCTATATTGGAAAGAATTTGCTCTCTCGAAAATTACATCCCAGTAAGACAAAACAACTAATCTAACTTCGCCAGATATTGCTTTTGTGAATGGGTCAACTACCACATCAAGTGCATTTCCAAATTGACCAATCACACAATCATCCCACATTCCAACAACAAGTCCCTCGCCAACACCAGCAGCAATTGCTACGTTGTTTGTGACTTTTGCATCGATTCCCATGATTTTGTTGTCCATAGAAAATAATGGAGTTGATGCTCCAGAAGTACTAACTACATCAGCAGGTAAATTTTGTAGAACAGATTTTGCTCCTGGAGTTAAACAAAAAGCAGTTCTCCCACCATCAGCATTGCCTTCCTCAAGCTTTTTAATTAACTCGATTACATTTGGTCTAGTTGCTACCCCAGCTGCGGCGTTGGTACCAGCTTGAAAAACTCCTTTTGGAATTGCACCAGTTCCATCCTCATTTCCTAAAACAGCACTTTCTAAAACTGAAGCAATAGCATTTTGAATGTCATTTCTAATGATATTCTCAACAGACCCATTTGTTTGTTGTAATAACATTTTTGAAATATCCATGTGAGCTGAAAGCTTTCTTGGCTGTAAAGTTTCACTATTAATTGATGTACTTGCATCAGGGGCATTAGCAACCTCAGTGCCAAACCCAGCTGTTGTTCCAGATAGAGTTGGGAGCTTCATGTCTCCAGTTAATCCATACATCCAAGTTGATAAGTCTCCCAAAACAGTTTTGTTTTGTAGAGTCTCAGCAAAAGCACCAACCTCAGTTGGAATCAATCCACTTGCGTTTGAAGTTGTTTGAGCTGCACGAGTTTCCCCCATTGCAAACAAAGGAATTCCAACACCAGTGATGGTATTGTTTCTCCTAGCTTCTTGGTCATATTCTTTCTCTAAGCCAGATAAATCATTATTCATATAACCATTTATTGCTTTTTGGATTGAGTATCTTTTATCAGCTTTTGGAGTTGATACTGATGCTCCAGCAAGTTTTGCATTGCTTCTCAATTGAGCCTCAACTTTTTCAGCTCTTTCGATGTCAGTATCTAAGTTGTCTATGTTTGATAATACTTTATCAACATTTAAAGTCTCTGACTTTGTTAAATCTCTCTTTTCAGTTTTTGCAACATCATGAATTGCTTCAAGTTCATTAACAAGCTCAGACCTTTTTTCTTTTAATTCTAAACTTTTTTTCATTTTATTTTCTTTTTAATATTTTTAATTTTAAATCTAATAGTTCTCTTTTTGAATAAGATTTGTTTTTTTCATTGTTCTTAAATTTTTCTAATCCTCTTTTTGCAACTTGTAAGGAATCAGCATCAGGATAAGCTGGAATAGAAACTGGGCTCACATCATAGAGCCTTGCAACCTTTTCAATTGTTCTTATGTCTCTTCCATTCTTTTCTGACCATGAGTCTTTCTCAACACTAAAAGCAAATGATGATTGATTCACATCTCCTCTCTCCATCGATACAAGTAAGTCCCTCCCATAAGTAGTGTCTGGAACTTCAAATTGATAAACAAGTCCCTCTCTATCAGTTGAGATTTTAGCTGTGCCAGATTTTGTTCTTCCTAAGATAAGATTAGCATCATGATTAAAAAATACTCTCACATCATCTTTTAAAACATTATCAAAAGCACCTGGCTTGATTATCTCTCTAAAACCTCCTAAGTCTTCACTCATTTTGTTAAAAACAGAGGCATGACCAACAACAATTTTTCTATCTCCATCTTTCTTGACTCTTGTTTCTATTTTACAAGTGAAAAATCTTTTCTCATTTTTTTTGGACCTTAATTCTCTTTTGTCTTCATGGTCCATCTTTTCCTCCTCATGATAGTCTTTCTCCTCATCATCCTCATGTCCCATTTTTTCCTCATGGTCCATTCTATCATACTCCTCCATCAATAACTCTTTAATCTTCATCACAATGTCTTTGTAGTGAGCATCTCTCTCCTCTTCCATCATTTCTGAGTCTGATTCTTTTATAAGCTCCATTAATTTTTCTAATAAAACTTTGTAATGAGCATCTCTATCCTCATCATCCATCTCTTTCTCTTCATGATGCATTTTGTCCTCATCATCATGCATGATTTTCTCCTCTTCATGATAGTCTTTCTCTTCATCATCATGAGCCTTTCTCTCTTCCATTTCTATGCCCTCCCACTCTTCAGACTTACCGAAAATGATATGAACTTCTTTCTCATCTTCTATTACTTTTTTTATGTGTCTTTTTTCTTTTTTCATTTTATTATTTTTTTTCTTTCATTTTTAAAACCACTGGATGCTTTGCTGGAAGCAAATCAGTGTCATGTTTCCCACTTCTAAATTTCCCTTTCTTTAAAGCATACAAAAAAGAATTACATCTCGCAAAAGCCCAGCTGGTTTGATTTTGCCCTGGTCGCACTGACTGGGGATTTGTAACAAATGCTCCTTTGCCTCTATCGAAAACTTTTTTCATTTTTGCTAGTGTGACTCTTGGATTCCAAGAAACTTTCAAATCCTTAACATCTTCATTGTGGTCTTTGACTTTATTTTCTAGAGCCTTGACATTTTTTTTGGATATTGCTCTCTCCTCCTCTTTGAGTATCTCGTTTCTCTTTCTTTCACTAAACGAATGACCTTGGTCCCCTCCCCAAAGTGCATGAGCTATCCTTGAATTTGAGGGATAACCATCCTCTCCAGGTTTAAAACCCTCAGTGCTTTTATAAGTTTCATGTCTTTCAAAATAAGCAAACATCTTTCTGACTCTTTCAATTGTCAACTCATTATTAATTATCATTCGAGCTGTCCTTAATCCAACTTCTGTTCCTCCTCTTCCAAATTCTTTTCTCCATTCCAATCCCTTTTTTGCCTCTTCAATCATTCCTTTTGTTGGGGTCAAATCAATGTCCTCCAAAGCTCTTTCATCTATCTCCTCAACATCTTCCTCAACATCATCAAAATTAACTAAGCCTTGAACAGTTGTCATATTAAGTTGCATGAATAGATTGTCTCCCTCTGGTCTCTTGTTAAGATTTTCTTTTTCTCTCACTTCATTGATTGTCATTGCTCCAATGTTTACCATTGTTCGATAGTATTCAGCTCTGTCTTTTGGATTTCCTCTCAATAAAGCATTAGCATTGAATTTGAAAGCTAATTTTTTCTTTTCATTTTGTTTGAATAATTTACAATGAAGCTCCTCCTCCATCATTCTCATGTAAGGGAGTAAAGAGTACATCAAAAACTCTTTTGATTGTTCAGTGATATTGGAATAAGTGCTTCTCGATAAGTCTCTTAATAAGTGAGGAGGCACCGAAAAGATTCGACATATCTCCTCAATCGAGAATCTCCTAGAAGCTAGAAACTGACTTGCTTCATTTGATAGGCTGATTTGATTAAATTTCAAACCCTCCTCAAGTATCAAAGTTTTATTGGCTTGATTAACATTAGTATAATTCATCTCGAATGAATTTCTAAGTCTTTCAATTGCCTCAACTGATAATTGTCTATCGGTTTGTAAAATACCAGAGACCTTGGCTCCATTCCTGAAATAAGAATTTCCATACTCTTCCAGGGCTAAACCATAAGAGATTGAATTGGCACAAGTGTCAATCGGACTCATTCCAATGATTCCATCTTTGCTTAAAATCTTAAAGTGCAATAAATCCTCAAAGTCATAAACTTCTCGAGTCTTTCTATCTTCAAAAAAATATTTATCATCTAACTCTTTGAGCATCATGTCACTAGCATTCAACATCAAAAGCTTTTCAACTCTTGCATTTTGATTCCTAATTATTGAGACATAAGAGTTTCCATAAGAGCAAAGGTCAACCATAACTTTTGAAATAAAATTGTATCTGGTCATATACTCATTAGGCATAACAGAAACAATCTCGTGCAAATAATGGTCTCTTCTTTCTAATTTATCTCCATTTGGAAGTCTTTCAACAAGTTGAATTGGAAGTTGAGCCACAGATTCAGAAAGAATCCTTATTGCACTCCATACAGCATTGAAATTCAAAGCAGTGTCCTCAGTTACTGAGATTCCAGACCCATTTCCAGCAAAGTTTATTTGAGTGGGGTCAATGTAGCTTCCTCTTAGCTCTTTTTTTTTCAAGCCAAAAATATTAGAGAATATGCTCATTCAATCTAGATTTTTGTCAAAATTAAAATAATAATACTAATCAGCATTGGAACATTGTTTCATTTTTCTATTCATAACCACTCTAAAAGAATCATAAGAAGAATATCTCCTTTTCCCAAAATTCTTTTCATAGATTTTTTCTGTTTTTTCATAAGCTTCTCGATATGTTTTAGTTTTTTTGGAATAATCATAAAATTTCTCCGAAAATCCTTTCATGCTCAACAATTTTAATATTTCAAATTTTATTTTCATATTATGATTAATCCTCTGTCACTATAAACTGATTGACCAGGTGCCTCATCAGTGAGGAGCTCTCCAATACTCATGACCAAACTAACTATCCCATCGACTTTCTCTGTGGACCTCTTTTTGTCGATTTTGATATTTTCAGCCTCATCCATTTTGATTTGAACATTGGAAATCATCCATCTCATGACTGGATTGTTCAAGTGATTAATTTGTTTTTTTAATACTCTTGTTTCCAGCTCTTTTGTTGGGGCTGACATACTTGCCCAACCTTGACCAAATGGGCTCATGTTCATTCCATCATTAACCAGAGTCACAATTGTGGAGCTTGAGTTCCATCTATCATAACCAATTGTCTTGATGTCATAAATCTCTCTGAGCTCATTTATTTTTTTTATGATAAATGAATAGTCTTGAACATCCCCATCAGTTGCATAAATAAAACCATCTTGACTCCATTGATTGTAGTTTAATTTATCTTTCATAGTTCTATTGTAAATTGATTCATAGGGACACCAAAAAAAAGAGAGAAC